TTCGCCACGATCTTGACCAGATGGATACTTATACTCTACTGTAGCATTTGGAAAGAGACGTTCAAAAATTCCCATCTTTTTTGCAGCTTCGGTAACTCTTGGAGGTAAATCGTTAAGGTCTACTTTCTCCTCTTGTTGAGAATTATCATCGACCCTCTGACGGGGTCGTGTACGCTCCTGATTCACCGGTTCATCCCTGTCATCAAGCATTTTAGGTTCACGCCTTGTTTCTACATTTCCCTTTTCTTCTAGGGGAGGTAGGTCTTTATCTCTAAGGGCGCTACTAGCAGTAGCAGCGGCTAGACCTGCTGCACCTATACCAACATTTCTACGGGCAGCACTAGCTGCTCTTCTTTGAGCATTACTTACAAACGTTGCAGCCCTACCTACTCCAACAGGAGCAGCATATTTAACAACTTCTGAACCAGAACCTGTAGGTGTTGTGCGTCCTAATGCTTTTTGAATTGTTGCTCTAGCAGAGGCCATTGCTGCTGGAGTTCCTGTAACAGCTTTGATTGCTAACTTAGCGGCTGTTCCCGCAATAATTCCCGTAGGAATTAGATATGACATAATCTCCTGAGCTTTTTTAGCTTCTGGCGTATCTGATCTAACATTAGCTTCCTCTAGAGCTTTATCAAAAGCCCCAGTATCTTTAATTTTTGCAGTTCTTGGTTCACGAGCCATAGGATCACCTTTATCTGTATAGGGGGTTGAAACTTTTGTTATAGGAGCGGCATTTACTGGAGAAATTAAACTTAAAACTTTTGGAACATATTTTCTAGTTTCTTCTGGGAGCTTTGAAATATCTCTACCTTTTCTTTCTACAGCTCCGGGGCCAGCATTATATGCAGCTAAAGCTAGACTATGATTTCCAAATTTCTTATACATAGCATCATAGTAATCTCTACCAACTCTTTCCAACTCTTTAGGACTTGAGTTTTGTGCTGGCTTTACACCATACCCCGGATTACGCGCAGTAGCTGGCATAACTTGCATCCGCCCAACAGCACCCTTAGGACTTACAGCATTAGGGTCTCCACTACTTTCTACTTGTATAATTTTATCATAAAAGCTAGGTGGAAATAAGTTAGCCATTATTACATTCCTGACTTACCATATTTCATGACGGCTCCGCCACCTCGCATGGAAGCACCACAACCACGACCAACTTTACCGCCCATAGCCATTTTCTTTTTTACGGAACCGCCAGCTTTCTTGTAACCCATGTCATTGCGTACACTTTCTGGAAGCTTACCCAAAGAGCCTTTCTTATCCGCAGGAACATCTTTCAGACCGCTATTTTTTTGCGCTTTCATTTGTTTATCTGAAGCGCCTTCCATTTTAGAAATACGATTAGCACGTTCAATAGCTTTCTCTGGATCAGTAATTTCATTGTAGCCTTCTACAGGCTGTAATGAACCACCCTCTTGCATCATTTTCTTTTTCATACCATACATACTAAACTCCTGTTAGTTAGAATTTGGAATAAGAGGATTATCCGAGCCAGCAGGACTTGCTGGGGTCTGCATATCGTCACGACGATTACGACGAGACTGATTCTGAAGCATCTGTAGAGATTGTCCATAACGCTGTTCAAAGAACCCTGCCGTAGGATAATCTTTCTGGAAAATCATAGCTTCCACCATCGAGGCATAAAATAGAGCATCGTAGCAATAATCTGAGAAGTAGTTATCTGGTGCTACGGAGCTAAGAGTTACCGGCCTTGATACGTACACAACCTGTGCATCGTAGGTAGAGGCGGGAGTAGGAGCAATAAGAACGGTCGTATTGTTTCTACGAGCATAATACTTAGGCTCACTCGTGGAAGCAGAAACAGGCCAATAGTCATTAATAAACTCGTCAGTACGCAGCAATAAGTTAATTTTACTGCCATCGCTGATTAAATTAAAGTTCTTAATAACTCGTGTACCGGAAGGAAGAGTAACCAAATTGTTACCTGAAGAAACTGCAACTGAAGTATAAGATACTAAACCATAGTCATCGAGGTCTTTGGTAAGACGTTCTTCTGCGCGGTTGATCATGTTCGGTACGTAGTTTAAAAACTCTGTACCGTCATTCTCACACGCTGCAATAATATCGTTGACTAGGTAAGTATAATTAGCCATAGAAAACTGCTACTGTGGAAGCAGAAGTTGGAGCAGATACTTTCACAGGACCCTGCATTACAAGGCCGCCTTCCGGCATAATAATGTCGCTAGCATCGCAGGCAGTCGTTAGCGTGAACTTGACAAAATTCCCCCTAATGTTACCGTAAGCGTCGGCAGACGTTCCTGTAATTAGAAACGTACCTACGCCGCTGGCAAACAAACCACGAATACGGGTATCGGCTACAGTTACGCTTGTTGCCGTATCAAGAACAACACCACTTCCTGTTACGAAGCCCTGTCGTAAAGTTGTTGACATTTCAATGTTTCCTCTAGTTATTCTGGAATTTTTACTATTATACCACTAAATTGGGCAGTTGAAAAGACAAAGGAGGGGACAATAAATAATATTTACCGTCACCCTCCCCTATCTTTTAAGTTACTATGTTACGTTAGCTTATGCGCCAGCGTTGCCATAGAAACCACGCCAATCGGACCAACCAAAGCTGTAACGCTCACGAGCTTTGAAGCGAAGGTTGCCGGTATCAAAATCCGGTTCCATCTTGGTCTGAAGTGGTGAACGAACGAACATCTTCGTACCGTTGGGGCAATCGGTCTTAATGAACCAAGCGTTTGTATCAGTGAAACGACGGTTTACAAAGAAGCCTTTTGGTAGAACGCCCTGACTACGAAGAGCGTTGATGTCGTTGACGTTTGTAACACCAGTTGTGCTGTTTGTAACAGTTGTGGTGCTTAGAGTGCTGTTTAGAATCTTATCAGCAGTATAGATAAGGTCTGATGGAATGTGGAGTGAAACGGCCTGTAGACCGATCAGAATGCCACGATCATCCTTAGCTTTGCTAATTGCGATAAGAGCAGACTCTAGTGAAGCTTCACTGAGGTCAGCCGCAGAGAAGCTGTTTGACTGATTTCCATCACCGACTGTTGGGTGGGTGGCGGAGAACAGAGGCTTGCCATCGCCACCAAGATATGAGGTATTGAAGCCGTTGTTGAAAACATCGGCAGCCTTTACCTGCTTGGTGTTTGCCATTGCACGGGCTAGGCCACGGGCACGGACTTTGGCGAAGGTGTCATAAAGGTTGTCTTCCATTGCTTCTTCAGTAACGGCAAAGGCAAGGGCAACGGTCTCGTTGGTATAACGAGAGACATAGCCTTCTTGAGCATTGTCATACTGAACGGCAGCGCCTTCAGATTTAACTGGGGCGGAACCGAAGCCTGTGAAGAGAACCTCTTCTTCAAATGCGCGGTCTGATTGTTCGACTGCGTATAGAGAAGCATGTTCGTTATCTACATCCTTGTACTCAATACCGAAAACTGCATTGAGGCCGGGAAGTAGTTCTTTGGCGATACTCGCACGATTAATAGCCATAATTTATCTCCTTCCCATTCATTAGTAAGTTGTAGAAGTTGCATCAGCCAGAGCGCCAGTGCTTGCAACAACAGAGATGAAGCGATCTGGGGACTGAGTGATACGGACTTCTAGAACTGGGAATGCACGTTCGGCAGAAACATCAATATTATTGCCGGGTACATTGTATACGCTAATTGCACGTACAGGAGCAACACCTGCTGTACGTGAAGTGGCTTTAATACCGAAACCTGAAAGACCGGTTACGGTTGAGCCTGAACCAATGGTGACATCAAAGTTGAAAGAATTGAGGTCAGCAGCGGTTACTGAGGCATCAGCCTGAACAATGTATGTGGCTGTTGGATCATCAAGAACAAAGGCATAAGCCTCTGTTACTGAGGTGCTTGCGGGCCAATACTTTGAGAATTTTGGCTCGCCATCTGCAACGTAACGGCAGCCTTGGAATACACCAAGAACCATATCGGTTGTGCTGACAATACGCTCGACTGTTCCGCCTACATTTCGTACAAGGTCGCCAGTGAAAATATTTGTGGCATATGCAGAAGAAATTTTATATTCTGAATAGCCTGTGCTATTTGCACCAGAACCGCGAATACGAGAAGGGCGAAAACCATTAAGTGCTTTTGAAGTGGACATTGTACACTTTCCTTTCTATAGTTTTTCGCTATACAAGTTATTGACAAGTTCGGTTTTATGTAGTGACAAGCAGCACACTGTTAAGTTAATGTATTAGTCTTGAAATTTAGGAGACTTACCACGACTTACTTGTGTTCTACTTGCATTAGAAATGGGCATACCGGGGACATTCTCTCGTAAAAGTTGAGAATTAACAGCGGTGACCATATCTGAACTACGGGTCTCATAGTATTCTTGACGAGATTCAGCCAATTCTAGAGGCATTTTGGCAAGGGCGAGGTCGCCACGACAGACCGCGCCTAAATATCGTCCTTCCTCGCGCACGAATGAGGAGGCAAGCATTTCTGGGACTTCATCTTTGCCTACAAACACCCAACCTTCGGCTTGGCGTTTACCGACATTCTGATAATCTTCCTGATTTCGTAGAGATACCCGAATCCAACGGAGAGTAAAGCCTTCGTTCTTGAATCTCTCGCGTACTGTTTCTGGAATTTCAAGCCAATTTGGCTCTTCATATTTCATCTTACGACTGGAAGCTTCCCTAGTACCTGCTGTACGTGCATTAAAACGTGTATTTGTCATATTTTTGTATCCTCTCTTATCCACGCTGTCTGGTTATTTTTTAAAAAACCGTTGTGTAGTCGCCGTCAGCTTGCTCTGCTTTGAGCTTCTCTGCGGCATACTGTTCAAGGGGAATACCCCACTTCTGAGCCAATCGGACATCCTCTTGAGTGAGTTTGACCTTTTTATTCTTAGAAGATGAGGTTTTAGGTGTGCGTGACGCACCCGATA